GGTGCTCCGCGCACAACATGAAGTGGTCTGACTCCAACTTCTTCGTAAGCGACAACGTTGGCGTCCTGTCGAACTGCTGCCGCCTCCTGAGCGACACACAGAAACTCGACGCATTCATCAACTCCATTGGTGGCACCGCGTTGTCTGTTGGCTCCTGCAGAGTCAGTACAATCAACCTAGTTCGTATCGCCTACGAAAGCGGCATGAATCAGAAGAAGTACATTAAGATTCTGCGAGAGAGAGTGCTGCTTGACTGCAAGGCTCTTACTGCGATGCGTCACATAATTCAGCGCAACATCGAGAAGGGCTTGCTCCCGAACTACAGAGACGGCGCTGTTGAACTTGACAAGCAGTTCTGCACCATCGGAGGCATCGGCATGTACGAGGTAATGGATCTGTTCGGACTGATTAACACAGACGAGGTTGGTTGCAAGAGCTACTCCGATGAAGCCGTCACCTTTGCGACTGAGATTCTGGATGTCATGAATGAGGTCAAGGACAACTTCGAGTGTGACTTCACCTTCAACATTGAGATGATCCCTGCGGAGAATTGCGCCGGCGTTATCTGTCAAGCGGACAACCTTTTGTACGAACAAAATCGGTATTTTATTTACAGCAACCAGTGGATTCCGTTGATGGAAAAGTGTACGATTCAGGAAAAATGCCGCCTCGGTTCACTCTTCGATAAGAAGTGTGGTGGCGGTTGCATCGCTCACATCAACATCGAGAACCGTTTCCCGAACGAGGAGACGGCGTGGGATATGCTGAACTATGTTGCGTCGCAGGGTGTGATTTACTTCGCATTCACGACCAAGATCAGCGTCTGCGCTCACAAGCACGCCTTCATCTCAGAACCGAGATGCCCGGTGTGCGGCGAGGAAATCGCTGATACCTACGCGAGAGTCGTTGGTTTCTACACACCGACAAGCAGTTACCAGAAGATTCGCAAGAAGGAATTCGACAAGCGCAGATGGATGAATGTGCTTACGAACGACGGGGTCATGCAGTAATGGGTAACGCCACCTTAGAAATCAAGGGACTGCTGGACGAGGATTTTGTGAACTACAAACTCCCATCCATGTTCATCACAACGGCACATTGCACGTTCAAGTGCGATGTCGAAAGCGGAGTTGAGTGCTGCCAAAACAGTTCACTCGCCCACGCAAACTCGGCGACCCTATCAGCATCGACTCTCATCGAACGCTACCTTTCAAATCCAATCACCAAGGCTATTGTCCTTGGTGGGTTGGAACCGTTCGACCAGTTCAACGAGGTTTTTAACTTCGTCAAGGAACTCCGCGATGAGTATGGATGCAACGACGATGTCATTATCTATACAGGCTACACAGAGGAAGAGATCGATGTGCAGGTTGCGTGTCTCGGCACGATGCGGAACATCATTGTGAAGTTCGGGCGATTCATCCCAGACCAACCAAAGCATTTCGATAACGTGCTGGGCGTGTATTTGGCTTCGCCGAATCAATACGCCAAGCGCATCTCGTGAATAGGAGATAAGTGGTCTATGAAAAAGATTCCAACCTTATTCGAGCGCGAGTTCGAAGGACACAAGATAGTCCGCACGACTCCGAATGTCACTCCGGGCTTAGAGTGGGTGTTAGAAGGCGAGGGCTTCGCCACGGTCAAGTATGACGGCGCGGCTGCCGCGATCATTGACGGCGTGTTCTACAAACGATACGACGCCAAGAAAGGGAAGACGCCACCTGATGGCGCGATCCCATGCGGCGACCCTGACCCCGTTACCGGACACTGGCCTCACTGGGTGCCAGTCGATTTTCAAGCCCCTCAAGATAAACATTTTGTAGAGGCTTACAAATCATCCGGCGGCGCGACTCTGATCGACTGGACGTATGAAGTCTGCGGCCCTTCATTCCGAAAGAATCCGCACCACTTCAAATACAACTGTCTGATCCCGCACGGTACAGAAGTTCTGACTGTTGGCAGGAGTTACGAGGAAATCCGAGATTACCTGCAGCACACACCCATTGAGGGCATCGTGTTCTGGAAAGACGGAGAACCGTGCTGCAAGATCAAGCGCACTGACTTCGGCTTTCAGTGGCCGATCTAAGACATAGGAGGCAGCATTGAGCGAAGTTTTGAGGTTTATCAATCACTTCCTACCGCAAGGGGAGAGTACGAAGACAACCGATACTTTCCTCTGCGGGTGCTGTTACTGGTTCGCGTACATCCTGTCTCTCCGATTTCAGGATACGACAATCATGTATGACGAAGTGGAGAACCACTTTGCCACCAGAGTCGGAAGCAGAGTGTACGACATCAGCGGCGATGTGACTGATAAGTTTGACTGGCACCCGTGGAGCGAAATCAAAGCCTACGACTACAGACTCTACGAACGCATCATGCGCGACTGCGTGCGATTTGACGGGTGACTTGGATGATTCAGATACCAGATGACCCGATTATCGCGTGCATGGAGCGCACAGGATACCCGCCTTGGATTCATGATCCAATCGACAACTACTTTGACGAAAGCGAGGAAGACGAGTACGAAGATTCATTCGATGATCCAGAGACTATTTGGCGGACGGAATAACGAGTTCTTTAGCATCCTCCCGGACTCGTATGAGTGTGGAAACGGCTGGAGAATTGAGAACGACGAATACGACGGTACTTTCAGAACCTACATCAGAATGCCGCTCCACGATTACGTCGATACATTCGATGCGTACTGCTCGATGGCTGATGCCCGCATCAAGGAAGTCCGCTTCAACGGCCCCGCCACCATCGTGTTCTGGAAGGACGGTACGAAAACCGTAGCCAAGTGCATGCCGGAAGACGAGTACGACAGAGAGAAAGGTCTCATGGCGGCAATTTGCAAGAAGTTTATCGGCAGCGAAGATCTCAATGACGCCCTGATGAAATGGTGTCATGGGAAGCGAGCCGAAAAACGTTAAATGTTCTTGTAGCCTGCGAGGAGAGCCAAGCAGTCTGCACAGCGTTTAGAGAATTGGGCCACAGAGCATTTTCCTGTGACATACAGGAGTGCTCTGGTGGCCACCCGGAATGGCATGTTGTTGGCGATGTGTCAAAAATGCTGGTGGGGGGGGTATTCTTCACTCAGGACGGTGTGAGGCACGAGCAAACAGGGAAGTGGGACTTGATCGTCGCACACCCACCATGCACCTACTTAACCGCCGCCAGCGCCGTGCGTCTGTTCAATCCAGACCACACAGTCAAAGATCCTGAGCGTTACGCGAAGGGCGAGCGTGCGAAGGAGTTCTTCATGAGTATCCTTAACGCGGACTGTGACGCGATTGCCATAGAGAATCCGGTTCCGCTCAAGTGTTTCGGACTTCCGAAGTACACGCAAGTCATCGAGCCGTATATGTTCGGTGATCCTTGGAAGAAAAAGACGTGTCTGTGGCTCAAAGGGCTCCCGAAACTGGAGCCAACCGATGTAGTTGAGCCGCTCGGACTGTGGGTTGGCGCTACGTCATCACGCAGAGACGCACATATCTACTCCAAGTACGCACTTCGAAGCAAACGGAACTCAAAAGAGCGCTCTAAGACGTTCCAAGGTATCGCAAAACAGATGGCGGCTCAGTGGAGCGCCGCTCTCACGCAGTAATTAGGAGGTTTTATGCCTAGATTCATCATTCTGGCGGTATTTTGCCTCGCAATCTTCTGGCTTCTGGCTTCGGCTCTATACTGGCCGATAGGCAGACTGGTTTCAAAGATCGCAAAAGACGCGAAAGACGCCATGAATCGCGAAAATACAACTAATAAGGAGACTGAATCAGAAGATGAGAAGTAAAACAGGGCTTGTCGGAGCAATTGTGCTCGCGTTACTGATCTTTGGCGGCTTCTTTTTCCTGCTTATCTGCACGGAGAAGATTCCGGCGGGCTACGTTGGAGTCGTTTACAATATGAACGGCGGCGTTGACGGTGAAATTTTGACGCAAGGATGGCACATCGTAGCTCCTACCAAGAAGGTTACGGAGTATTCGATCGGTATTGAGCAATCCTACCTGACTTCTGAAGACAAGGGAGACTCCAAGAAGGACGAAAGCTTCAATATTCCGACGTCCGACGGTAAGACCGTGCGCGTCAACCTTGAGTTCTCATACCGTTTCGACGAGGAACGTGTTGCTGATACGTTCCGTAAGTTCAAGGGCAAGTCCGGTGAGACGATTAAGGACTCGTTCATCAAGCCGAAGGTCATTGCTTGGACGCAGGAAGTGTCCGCACACTATCCCGTCACGGATATCTTTGGTGATAAGCGCACCGAAATCAACGCCGAGCTCGACTCTTACTTAAAAGATAAATTTGATCGCTACGGAATCATCATCGACACCGTAAACTTCACGGATATCAGCGTAGACGACGAGACCGCCGCCGCCATCCAGAAGAAGGTTACTGCCCAGCAAGAGTTGGAGCTGGCAACCATTGAGACGCAGACCGCTCGTGAGCTGGCGCAGAAGAAGGTCGTCGAAGCCAATGCTGATGCAGAGGCACTCAGAATCGCATCGGAAGCCGAGGCCGCAGCCAATGCCAAGATCGCCGCTTCTCTGACGCCGGAGTTGATTGAGAAGATCAAGTACGAGCGTTGGAATGGCGAACTCCCGATGGTGTCCGGTTCTACTTCAATCATTGATCTCGGCAATATTCAGTAAGGAGATACAGATATGAACCCATTTTTTAATTGTGAATACGGCACATTGGTGAGGGATGTCATCACCGGTTATTGCGGCACTGTGACTGGCTACGCCCATTATTATGATCGCCGGGAGAACAGTTACCTTGTTGAAGGTATTGATTCTACTGGCAGGCCGATTGAATCTTGGATTCCAGAAAATCGAATCGAGCGAGTAAAACAATTCGATGAATGTTAAGGAGATTCTATGGAAGTAACAGTAATTAAGTATCCAACCGAAGAGGACTGGATGCTTGCGAAGAAATGCACACTCGTTACTGTCGGTAAGGAGGCAATCAAGCCTCCTACCGACGAGTGGAAGGTAAGACTGCTGAAGGCGACCCACTCGCCGATCCGCACGCTCAACTTCTGCTTCTATATCAAGGATGTGCCGACTTGGGTGGCGACCCATCTCGTGCGCCACGTCCACGCAACACCGTTCGTGAAGTCTCAGCGTAATGACCGCCAAGACGATTACGACCGCCGCAAGGCGCCGCAGGATGCACCAGTCGATATGTGCTGGTACATGAACGCCGAAGAGCTTATCACGATTGCTCACAAGCGTCTCTGCGGACAGGCTTCAGACGAAACCCGTCAGTTGGTTCGCATGATTTGTGATGCTGTTGTGCAAACGAATCCTGAGTTCAAGGGTCTACTCGTGCCGTTGTGTGTCTATCGGAATGGTATTTGTGAAGAGTTCCATCCGTGCGGCTTCAACAAAACACTCTCGTAAAGGAGGCAGCTATGCTTACAGGACTTCTTATTACCGCCCTGATCGCTTCGCTCACGGCGACTTGCATCGCCATTGACAAATGGCGTGAAGAGAAAGAGTGGCACGAAATTTTCGCCAACGCCTTCGACGAAGAATATGAGAAGCGCTGGAACGAAATCGGTCTCGGCCTTATGGCTGACAAAGAGATCGAAGAGCTGAAGAAAAATAGAGACGCGGCACTCACGGATTATATGCTTGCGGCATCCAAATGCAGTCAAGAGACTGTAAAGAACATGAAGTTGCAGGATAAGCTGTCCGCTACGCTGTGCCCGCAGAACAACCATGTGTGGCAGGACGGCGTGTGCAAGCGATGCGGGAGGATACAGCCGAAATGATAAGGATTGGATTCACATACGAAGACACCGATACCAACTGCAAGTTCAGCGCAGAATCGTGCGCTGAAATCATGTATGGCTTTGAGACCGACTACTCATTCATGGGCAAGCAGTTCAACACGTTCCTGCGACAGTGCGGGTATTTCAGGCGCGGCGACTACATGCTTATGGCTAGTCTCACGGAAGAAGAATACGACCTGCTGACAGACTATCTCACGGAACTCCGTGAGCGTGAGGAGGAGCCAGATGGAACGGAAGAAGCGTAAGTACAACCGTAAGTGCGGCATTTGTGGTGAGACGCACGATCAGGAAGACATGATCCGCGACTACGGCTCTGATACTGGGTGGGTCTGTTTGGACTGCTACGATGCTGAGCACCCGGAGTACGATATAGACGAATGGTGATATACATCGGCAATAAATCGAAAATCTGCCGATATGCATGAGGAGTTTTGAATTGAAGGTAAAGATTAAGAAGCTGTATGACAGCGCAATCATACCGACCAGAGGTTCTGTTGAGGCTGCTGGTTACGATCTCTACGCAAACTGGGCGCAGGGCGACGGCGATAGCGGCGGAGAGCTTGGTACGGAAACAATTGGCCCGCACAAAACTGTCAAATTCGGCACCGGCATCGCAATGGAGATTCCGTCTGGGTGTTTCGGCGCTGTGTTTGCAAGAAGCGGGCTGGCAACCAAACAGGGACTGAGGCCGTCAAATTGCGTTGGCGTAATAGACGCTGACTACCGTGGGGAAATCATCGTGGCGCTTCATAATGACACCAATAAACCGCAGACTGTCAAGTTCGGCGACAGAATTGCGCAGCTCGTGATCATGCCGTTCTACGGCGTACTCTTTGATGTTGTTGAAGAGCTAGAGGAAACAGATCGCGGCTCTGGCGGATTCGGAAGTACCGGAACCAAATGACCCCGATAATTACTAAACAAAACGAAAAATGGGCCCGCATCAAGCGGGCCTAATATAAGGAGGATGCTCCGTGAGTACATCATCAAACACATATAGCCAGAAAAACTTTAACATAGATTTAACTCAACGCTATGCCTTCACACAAGCGAGATTGCAAACGTATATTCGCCTCCGCTATTACCACAAATGTTTGAAGTATTTTCTGCCGCAAAAAGGGAGCCCCGAATGAAGATAACTAAAGACCCGATTGACGCACGAAACGAACGAGACGCCTACGAAGAAGCACACGATGGATGCTATAAATGCCCATACTGTTTAGACGCAGAGGTTCGTGCATTCGAAGAACAACTTCGCACAGAACATGGATACATCCAACAATACGATAACATACTGTGTGTCGATCGCGAGTTCTACCGCCTTTTGCCGGACGGCACGATAGACCGAACCGTTCAAAATCTAAGCCCCGCGATAGAGAAATACGACACAGTGACTATTACGAAAGGACGCCCGAAAAGCAAGCGCTATAAGGTATTCTTGGTGGATAAGTACCGCTGCAGGCTATGCGGCGCGGAGTGGGAGAGTAATCCTTACGCCCAGCCTGACGAAGCGGAGATAAAGAGGCGGCAATCTATGCGCCAGATGTATTGGCGGCAGAAGCACCAGAAAAAGTATGAAGTGGTTTTTGACGACGGTTCTAAATGGAGCGGATATTCTTTAGAGAATAACTTATGAGACAAGGAGCACGAATTTGACTGGGACATATTTCGACAGCATGGCTGATACCATAGAACACTTATTGACTACTGCAAGCCCGTGCCCACAATGCGGGTCTGCGCCGGAGTATCAAATCAAAGTAGATATGGGGTTTGGCAGCGAATGCAGGATGAGATGCACACGGTGTATGGACGGTATGGTTGCCGCATACAGGTACTACGGCCCGTTTGATGACGCGCACGCACTAGCGCTGACTATTAACGCTTGGAATAATGCGTGCGAAGGACGTAAAGATATACTTCTCCCTGGCGTCTCTTACGACCTCGACGAGCTACTTTTCGGGAGAGAATAAATGGAAATAATCACGTACGAAGTAAGTCAGAACGTAAAGATTGCTCACGATGTATCTGGCTATATATACATAAATTTAGCACTTAACCTTACACACCAGCCAAAATATAAGGTGGCGCTATTCTGCTCAACGGCTCGGCAGGCGCATGAGGCGGCAAATAATCTTATGAAGTTGGTAGAAACTACTTGTCTCATTCGCAATTACTTCTCAGGATCTCCGCAGTACACATTTGAATTTCCGAATGGAAGTCGTATCCTAATTCGCGTCCCATCGGATGGAGTGCGCGGACACAGGTTGCATACGATGTATATTGATAGCGCCATCCAAGACAACTTGGTGAGATTTTGCCTGTTCCAATATCTCACAAAATATGATCCGAGGTTTATATAAATGGGAACAAACATTTTGGCTCAAAACAAATACGCGCTCACGATCAAAGAGGCGGCTGGCTACTTCTCCATTGGCGAGAACAAGCTCCGCCAGATGATAAACGAAAACAAAGACGCGCCCTATGTCCTGTACAACGGCGGGAGAACGCTGATTAAGCGTCGCGCCCTTGAGGACTACTTGGACGTACGCGAATATATATGAGGTGGACAAAATACTTGAAATGCTGTAGAATTATAGTAAACTACGGCTCTAAAGCTATGCGACCACCGTATAGCAAGGAGTGTCAATATGTCAGAGAAACGTAAAGACAGCAAGGGACGTATCCTCCGCGATAACGAGTCCCAGCGAAAAGACGGACGTTACGAATTCAAGTACGTCGACAGGAAGGGAGGTAGGCACTCGATTTACAGTTGGCGGCTTGTGCCGACCGACAAAACACCAGCAGGGAAGAGGCACTGCGATTCGCTGCGCGAAATGGAAAAGCAAATTGCGTTAGAAGGCGATGAACCTGTATCGCATATCGAACGCAAGCGAGCTACTCTTAATACATTATTCCGCGAGCACATCACAACCAAAACAGACCTGCGCGACACAACACGATCAAAGTACAAGTATGCCTACAATCGGTATGTTTACGACGATATCGGGATGCAGCCAATAGCGGATATCCATTTTTCAGACATCAAAAGGTTCTATACGCATCTCCTAAACGATACCGGGCTGAAGCCAAACACGATCGACAACATCAATACGATCATACATCCTGTGTTTGAAAGCGCCGTAAGAGACGGGCTGATCACTACCAACCCCACAGATGGAGCGATGGTTCAGGTCAAGCGGTCATGCGGGTGGGTCAAGCCAAAGCGCAAGGCTCTTACAATTCCGCAACAAAAAGCGCTGATGTCGTATGTGTCCAATTCTATTGAGTTCGTGAGATGGAAGCCGCTACTCACCGTGCTGCTTGGAACCGGCTGTCGTATTGGCGAGGCACTTGGCCTGCGATGGGATGACTGCGACTTCGAGAACGGCATTATCAACGTAAACCACACTCTCAATTACCAACTGTTTGATGATGGCAAGACGCAGTTCAAAGTCACGACGCCCAAAACAAGAAATGGCGTGCGTCAGATCCCAATGCTGTCAGACGTCAGAGAGGTGCTTCAACGCGAATACGAGCGCCAATCCTACATGGGGTTCAACAAAGCAGAAGTTGACGGCTATACGAACTTCATCTTTGTGAACCGTTTTGGAGACCCATTCTCGTCTCGCGGCATCAACCAAGCACTCGACAGCATCAGAAGGAACTACAACGTTTGGGAGAAGGCGAAGGCAGAAGAGGAAGGGCGGGAGCCGCTCATCTTACCGGACTTCACATGCCACAATTTGCGCCATACGTTCTGCACTCGCTTCTGTGAAAACGAAACGAACCTGAAGGTGATTCAGGAAATCATGGGGCATGCAAATATATCCACCACTATGGATGTTTATAACGAGGCAACGATGGAGAAAAAGGTTGCGAGCTTCGAGAACCTTGAGGGCAAACTTCAACTTCAATGAGCACGACTCCGCGATTGTCGTAAACTTGTCGTAAAACAGAGCGATTCTCAATTTACGACACGCTGAAAGCCTTGAAAATCAATGGTTTTTTCGAGAAGTAGTCTCCACCTGACTCCTAGTTTGACAATAATACAGTTCCGTCATGAAACGTCTCAAGGGTTCTTAAAACACTGTGTTTTCAACGGGTTCCGGGATCGCTGTTTCACGAAGCGTCTTAAATCTTCTTAAAGTATCACCGCGAATTGTCGTAAAAACTGTCGTAAATCTGTCGTAAATTAACTACAAACAGGGAGCGTTGGCGATAGAGCCGTAGTAATCTCATGCGCCAAACCTTACAGACTTATAGATATACCATTTCGGAGCATCTGTCAATGATGTATCTATAAATTTGTAAGTGCTTTCGCTAAAAAAAAGAGGGCTAGTATCACCGTAGTGATACCGCCCTCTTCTCCACATAAAACAGGTAAGAAAGTACGAAAGACTTCGCGGGCTTCAATCCGCAAAGTTATATAAGGACGCCAGCGTGTCTTCGTTCACACCGGACGCTCTTAACAAATAGAAATACGTTGTGCTGGTTCACACATTGTGCTATAATATCAGCGGCGCACACATGAATCTCCTTCGTAATCCGGTGGTGACTGACGGCTCTTACGTCGGAAAGGAGTGTGAGTGTATTGGCTAAAGCTACCGTTAAAACGACCATTAAGGTCAAGGTGCGCACAGAAGTGCGCGTCCGCACTACGGTGCGGAAGGGTGGCCGCTGATATCAGCGCCCCGTCCTCGCGTGTGTTACCGCACACGCTTGGGCGGTTATTATTTTTTTAATCATAGTAGCCTTCGATCAAAACGACCGAAGCTCCGATATCGTTGTTGGTAGTCGCGGCAGTACCATAAAGGCTTGTCTGCCGGAGCACAGCAAACGATGTTTTGTCTGCACTCACAGCGCAGGTTAAGCTCGCGTATCTGTTTGCATCATTAGGCTTCTGCGCGAGCACAGAGCCAACGTAATGTCCGCCCTTGGTGGCAATAGCCATCCGTGGGTCGAGCGACATCTCCAAAATCATAGCGCCAGTCGTACCGGCGTTGGTAGAACCTTGCCCGCCTTTGGAGTAAACCTTGATGCGCTTATACGGCGTCAGATCCAGCCCCGTCAGTTGCCAGTTCATGGTTGCCGCAATGTCGGTCTGCAGGGCGTTCAGCCCCTGCGATGTATCCGTTACCTCCCAGACTGTCACCGGCTTCCTTTGGAACTGATCACACACGGCCTTCGCAGATGGGTACAGATCCGTCCTGGTACTGTTACCGATGATGTCCTGTGTCTTGTTATGGACACCTTCGAAAGTTACGATATTCGTTGTTGCCAAGACATCATCCGATGACAGCGTGAAAACCATGTACCTCTGAAGCCCTTGGTATTCCACTTCACCGATGAATTTGATATCTCCGTTGTTGATATCCGTCGTTTCTATCGCCTTACAATAAAATCTCGTGTCTCCCCAAAAGACGTCAAGATAATCTGCTTCCATTGGGGTCGACAGATTGTTCATAATCGTGTTGTAAGAGATGGTAGACGCAGATACATCGACTGTACCATCGGGGTTTAAAAATACCAAATGATATGTCGGTTGAGAAACGTGGTCGTCTACGTATTTTTTATTCGCGACATCGTAGTTTGCGTTCGGTTCTGCTACGTTGCGTATAACGGGCTTATAGTTTGTTGCTTCCTGCCCATTCGCATACCCGTTCAAAGTAAGTACTGTTCCGAGGTTATCATTCAACGATTTCGTGAACCGGATCCCGGCATCGTAGTCCTCGTCCGGGATGCCCAACGTGAACGCGCCGTCAATCTTTACATTGCCAGTGATCTCCCCGCCGGTCTTGTCATACTTCAGGTCGAGCGCAGACTTAACCAGTTGGATAAGCTTTGTTAGACCGGTGTTGCCCAAAATTGCCACAGGACATCACCTCACACACTATCCCACAGAGTCTGCACATCAGCGGCGGTCATCTCAATGATATCGATCGTACCAGCCAAAACGTCCCATTTGTAATCGTTGCCAATCTTCACACAGACCACATTAGAGCCAGCGGGATAACTACCGCCAGCACCTTCCACAAACGCGGCGGTCGTAGTAAAGGTATCGGTAATATTATATACCCAGCCCATATTGCCTGCACCGGCTTCAGGGAGCGACGCAAACGCAATCGAACCCTTGGGTGTATAGACGCCCGTCAGAGCCGAATTGATGGCGTCCTGCACGTCCTGAGACGTAATCAGGGTAGGGAGGTTGTCCAAGTCATTGTAGCTGTTGCTGGTCGCCACAGCGCCCAAATCAGCGGTGTTCGCCTTACCGCTGATATCTTGATGTTCAGTCAGCGCGCCGAGGTCTTCGGCAGTAATGCTGACCGCGCCAGTTTTGCCATTCACAGAAGCTACCTTCGCATTGGCGTCAAGCGATGCGAGCTTCTCCTTTTCGGGGGTCGTATAGTCGTTGGTCGACAGACCCTTGCCGTTCTCTTTATCTACTTTAGTGGTGAGAGACGTCTTCACAAGCTGAATCAGCTTGTCAATGGCTACTTCACCAGCTCTTTTTTCACTCATATAAATTCCTCCTTCACGCTTTGTTCCAGAGCTCAACAACATCCAGAACCGTGAGCATCTCGTTTGAATCCACGATGTATTCGATCTCAGACTTCATACTGTTGATCTCGTCCTTGGCGTTCTCCACAGACTCAATCGTAGTCGTGGCCCAATCTGGAGTCTCTCCATCGGGGCCATCGCCCGTGAGCTCTGGCGTCTGCCAAATCAATACACCGATCGGCATGGACTTGCCGAGGACATCGCCGTCCATCAGCCGGACTTCCACCAGCCCAGAGCCAGCCACGGCTGTATCTGTGAAGGATGGGTTCCACATAACAGGGGAGGTCTTGCAGCCAGAGGCAAGGATGATCTCCTTACCATCTGGGCGCCAATACAAGATTGACACAGACCCGTTAGGGTAGTCGGCTGACCACTCGTCAACGATGAACTGGATTTGCTCATATTCGTTCTCGCCGCGCCTGCCAATCGTGACGCGACCATTTGGAGGGTTCATCAAATCAATAGCGATCAAATTAACCACCCCTCACTTTCTAGGAATCACGAAGCCACCTCAACCCGGCGCTTCGCAATATTGTAGTATTTTTCATTCAATTCGATTCCGTAGTAGTTCCTGCCGCACTCTTTGGCGACGAGCAGGTGACTGCCACTTCCACAACACGGGTCAAAAACCGTGTCGCCTTCGTTGCTGTTGTCAAGAATCAACTCCCGCAACAGCGCGTGGTTCTTTTCCGTTGGGTGTAATTTGCTGTGTCCTGACGGATACTTGAACACGGTGTTCTTGCATCGCGCATTGAACGCCGCACCACGGTGCTTGAACCACACAGCATTCTCAATTCCAGACAAGTAAACATACTGTCCGTTCATAGGGCTTGGGTTTGATTTCTGCCAGACTAACTGGCGTACTGTCCCAAGCCCCCTTTCTTGTTTTGCGGCAAAGAATCGATAGATATCGCTGAGTTGCTCTTTCCCGCAAAATATAATAATCGACCCCCTGGAGACTCGCTCGACTTCTTCACAGAAGGGCAGGAGAGGGAAGGTTATTACATCAGCCGCACCTTTGTCGAGGTTACGCAAGCCGCCACTGCTTCTATTGGCGGCATCGTACGGAATATCCGTTAATGTAAGCTCGAATGTACCGGTTGGAATTCCTTTCATTCCTTCGATACAGTCGCCTAAAATGACTGTATTTTGCATCATAAAACGTGCCTTTTATTTCTCTGTATAATCCACTTCCGGCAGACCAGCCAGACTTGTCATCAGTGACAGGAGCGCTGCAACGGCAGAAACGCTCGCCACATACCCCCACTGCACTTCATCAATCGCGGCGCCAACCGCGATGAGGCTCACAAAAGATTGAGCAAAAGTCTTAATTGCGCGGATACCCGCAGCTTTCCACCAACTCATATCTACACCTCCATAAAATCAAAGAGAGGCAACCGCTCTGGCTGCCTCATCTCTTAAAAAGTCCTCATAGTCTTTTCTTGC